CTTCTGCATTGTCACGGGCTGTCTTGAGTTCTTCCGCCGTTGTCAATTCACCCCTTTCTGCTTCTACCAAACGTGCAGATGCAATCTCTAGATTTCTCGAAGCTACAATAAGGTCAGCTTCCGCCTTGGACTTTTCAGCATCGGTGGTAAATTTGGAACTCGCAGCACTAAATTTCGCGAGTTCCAATTGCTCTTCTGCAAGTTCATAAGCAGACCTGGCACTCGCTGTATTAGCCCTTGCAGCAGCGGCCTGTTGTTCAGCAGCTTGTTTAGCCGCTTCTGCCTTTGCTGCATTCTCTCTTGCCACTTCAGCTTTTGCCGCCGCATCGTCGTGAGACTTGAAATAAAATGCACTAAGACCACCCACGGCAACTATAATTGTACAAATCACTGCGACAATGATCGTACTGGTGCGTACCATACCTATATAGTACTGAGATTTTTTACAAATGGAAACATATTTAATTGAACGTGATCTTCAATTAAATTGGAGTTTTATTATTCTCTTTTGGTTTTTATTTCATCGTAGCACGAACTGTTTTCACGGCTTCAGAAATCTTCGTACCATCCTTAATGTATTCGTAGCCATACTGATCCTTACCAACATACTTGGGATCCAATTCAGTCGTTAAGAAACCTATCTCACGACCCTTGAGACCATATGTGGTCATAGCGATATCGTTCCAGGTCCATTCATACACGTTGAGACCCTCGTACGTACCAATTTTGTTGATACCGTCTTTGAGCTTGGGGTCGCTAAGCTGATAGCCACCCCCACTCGAGGCTCCACCTCCACTTGTGGAGCTATGCTTAATCCGGGAATCATAAAATACAGCGTCGTACCCATCATACGGATTGAGCTCATCGAAATTCTTCATTTGCGATGTGATATTTTCGTCACCCTCAAAGATCTCGAGTTTATAATTCGCTGGGCATGGCCGCTGGCCATTAAGGGCTACACGAATCTTAGGGTTACCCCACTTACCAAAACTTACTGGACCGTACTCGGGACCATGAACGCTATGACCACCATTACCCGCGCACCTAAACTTGTACTTTGTGTTCCATTCGGCAAGACGATCAGGACTTTTCCAAATCAAACCACCACGCTCCGCAGCACCACCATCTTGCCAACTTATCTCACCACGCATCAATTTGGGAACTGGGTGCGCCTGATCAAGGGTGAATTTCTCCCATTCGCCAACCGAATCACGGTTGCAAAGAATCCCACCGTCACCCTCATCTGCGCAATATTTACCATTGTATTTCAGTGCATATTTACCATCTCCTACCCCCTCAATGTCAAATTTTGTGTTATCGGTTGATGTACTAAAGCTACAAAATATACTAGCATTATCGCTGAATTTGCAATACTTATCATTTCTACCACTTTTAATAGCGTATTTGTCCCCATGCTGTTCAATAGCATATGTCTCAAAAGCACCTGGGTTAGTACTAATGCACTTCAGCTTTGTTACTGTATCTATACAGTATTGATTGTCCTTACCACCCTTGAGTGTTACGGCTCCAGTAACTGGCATATTAAATCTCTTCGCTTCCTCCGCCGCCGCCGCCGCAGCCGCCACCGCTCCTGGTTCCATAGGCATTGGGGCCCCCAGTCCAAATCCTGCACAGTCTATCGACTGAGCCGATGCCCAATTTGGGTCCCATGAAGCTGCAATATCAGCAGTTTCATAATGCCTCAACGTAGCTGTTCCCGTAGTCCTATATACAGCCGCATCTTGGCCTGCCCCTACATCATTAGCACTACACCTAACTGGAGTCCCATCTCCTAAAGAATCCACCTTCGCCTGAAATGCCTCCGCCGCCACCACCGCTGGATTCTTTACCATATCTTTTCCCAGTGCAAAACCTACACAATCGATCGACGTAGCCGTTGCCCAATTTGGATCCCATGAAGCTGCAATATCAGAATTTGGATAATGTCTCAGTACATTTGTTATACCATCAACAAAATAAACAGCCCCATCTCCCCCACCTACGTCATTAATACTACACGTAACTGAATTTCCAGCTCCTATATCCGCCGACAACTTCTCAGCTGCACCTATCAAGGCGGCCGCCTCCCTATTTTGTGCGGCCGTGAGTTCTAGTTCGGTAGTTTGCAAATTAGTTGATGCCGTACTATAGTTGTTTTGCGCCTGCTGTAATCTAGAGTACGCCGCATATGCCTGTGCATCGGACGCAATCATGACGTTCGCAGCAGCTGCATTCGCATCACCGATTATCCTCGCCCAATCCCTCTCGGCGGCATCCAGCTGACCCTGGGCCAATGTAACCATAACATTAGCGTCAGCGACCGCATTCGCCTCTATCATCGTATTTATTGTAATTGCAATTTCAAGTGCGCTGTTCGCATTTTTCTCGGCCGTATCACGTCTCGTCGAAGCTGTCTGTGCATCGGTTTCCGCTTCAGATAATCTGAATGCGGCAGTATCTACATCTTGTTCGGCAGCATAAAGTCGTGCCCGAGCCGCCGACTTTTCAGCCTCATTCGCAAATTCCTTACCTTCGAAAGCCAAACGAGCTAGTTCGAGCTCTTCCTGGGCCAATTCTAAGACAGATTTGGCAACATTTACATTTTGCTGTGCCGCTCTCTCCGCTTCGAGAGCACGAGTAGCCTCCTGGTATTTCTTTTTGAATTCATCTTCAACCGCCTCTTTGGTATCTTCCCGGTTCGTATAAAAATATCCACCGCCAGCCGAAGCACTGGAAGACAGTAGTAGTATTAGGATCACCATGATCATCATACCCGAGCCTTGACCAGTGCTACGTGTCATGATTATATAATATCAGAATATTTTTTTTATTCTGGACATCCAGTGAAAATATCCTTCTTTGGATCGGCACATCCTATTCTATGTACCTCATCTTCATCATTTTCTTCGAATTCCTCAAAAGCACCACCGAGATAGTAGAAACATTTGTTACGTGCATTCTGATCCATGTGTTTTTCATTCCGATGACCCCAGATGGGATAGCCGAGGGATATCGCCTGCTGACGACAGAATTCAGGGGTTCCGTAACCGTATGGTACAGGCCTTGGATCTTGCACAGTCTTACCACCTCCAACGAATCCCTTCGCTCCATACACTTCCTCTGGTAATTCAGATTTGTATGTTTTTATCATGTAGGACTCAACCCTCCTTATTTCGTCGAGATTCAATAAACGGTTATAAAAAATCACCTCTTTGATCGCCCAATCACTCGATTCACCCTCGTAATGTGAGCCCATATTAACTGTGATCTGAGAAGTCGAATTATAAACACTTTGATCTGTTACGCGGTCTTCACCATATGTTCTATACTTATTGGGTGCATCGGTCGCTATGACCCATGCGTGTGGTCCATGTGTGGCAGTGGATTTCTGTGTCAGCCACCCTCTATGATGCGCTACACCAGTTTTACCACCCCAAAAACCAGACAGCCAATCATTGTCCGTACCATCGAAGATTCGAGCCTTTGTGTATCCATTATAACGAGCGACGTAAAACATCGTATACGCATTATCAAGTCCGAATACTTCTATAGGAAACTTTAAACCTACACTCGTTGAGCCATAGACGTAATCGTCGGTTCTTTTCAAATCACCCTTCACATCGACAATGTGATTTTGCATTGGGGATAGATCTGCCCAAGATTCACCTTGATCGTTGAAAGACTGCGCCGTGTATCTACCAGATAACCCCTGAATATCACTTGGAAAGGTTCCCTCTGTCGATACAGGAGGTGCAACCGCGGTTGGTGCGACTGCGAGAGACGTGGTGGGTGGGGGAGAGGGGGTGATTACATCCGAAGGTGTGGGTGGTGGTTCTTCGGGATTTATGTATTGATCGAGATATCCCATGTAGTAGGCGACAATGAGACCAATGACAATCAAGAATAAAATGACCACCGTGACAACCATCGTCTATATTAAGATGTAGATATATTTTTTTTTCGTGATACATATTAAATGACTAGACCTATCACGACCGTTCTGGTCGAATCACTGGTTATCGGTATCATGAACATCGTACTCATCATGGGTCTCGAAAAATTAAATGTTCCCATGGTTGCCCTGATTGCCGGTGCCCTCATCCACATTATCTTTGAATATACAGGTGGGAACAAGTGGTGGTGCACACAAACTTACAAGCTATAATGTACCCTCATGTAATCCTGTCTCTCCCTAACATCAGCCATCTCAATCTCCAAATTCCTCTTCAACTCCATCGCATCATGCCTCATCACATCGATACGATGGTTTTCCAACATCTTGTAGTCATCATAAATCTTCTTCTCAAACTTCTTACTTGTGAGCTCCTTACGCTCTTGGGGTGAAAAGTTACTCCAGTTGGACAATTGAACATAGTTTTCAAATGTGGCTTCAGTGTGAACTCCATCTTCTGAACGATTCTGGTAAAATACGTTCTCGTCGAAAATTGGAGAGTGTGTCGCAAAGTGTTTCATCGCAGCTTCCCTCACCTTCTTAGTGATGCGTTGAATAGGTTTCAGGGTTGTCAGTGTTTTTTTCAAGACCCGAATATCTTCATTAAGATGTCGAAGACGCTCCTCATTCTGTGTCCACTCATCGTACCACTCGGGACGCCAGGGTTCATCTTCCTCGTCACTCTCACTTTCACTTTCTGAGTCAGTATCAAAGAGATGCTGAACGGGTTGGAAAGGGACTCGGCGTTCGGTCCGTTTCGGTAAAGTTTTGTGCACCTGCTTGAGGTTGTCACACATTTCCAAGTAGGTGCCCTCAGGGATCATCTTGGAAATGTCGTCGAGACATTGCATGAGATTTTGGAGATTCTCCATTTTTACATATATTTTTTGGTACCCTAGATTCACTTAGGTTTGATAAATGCTGCCAGGAGGTACATCACTGGGGGTAGAGAAAATGAACCCATCGCAGTCATGAACGCAGCACTCGCATCTTCGGGTGTCTTGATTTCACCGTTAATGACTTTCGAAATCGAAGTTTCCATCAACGTATCAACAGTCGTGTCGATGGGTTTCACGATAACGGGGATCGCCGCTAGACCGACGAGTGTTGGTAAAATATGGTGTTCATCACCTGACACCTGAGCCGCCATATTCACAATCACACGAATAATTGAACCTGGCCAAAACACAGAGGCGAGCATCTGCCACGTCAACGTCTCTGTAGAAATCCGGAGAGTGTCTACGATTTTGTCCTCTTCTTCGGCAGCATCAAACGCCTTCTGCCCCTTGTCGATCGTGTCGAACATGACATAAGACGCGGCGACACAGTAAGACGCTGGGAGACCCCATTCGGGGAGATATGTTGTAAAAGCTTCACCAAGCTCATTCGCGTACCCCATGTACCGTAAGGAAGTTTCACGATAAGGGTCAACATTCTTATATGCTGTAGCGTATATTTTAAAACGCTTCGCACGTTTCGGTGTTAGTATTGGTCTACATGTAGCTAGAGCTAACATTATCTTGTCATGACTCCAAATCTTTATCTTATCAACTTCGGTTTTCGTATCTTATTGCGAATATTATCCGTTAAGTTGTAACCCGTCAACTCCTTGAAGAGTTCTTTATTTCCATTCATAGCTGCTAGACGTGCCTTCGTCGCCGATGGCGCAGAGTTGGGACGCTTGAGAGCAACCTTATTGAATGGTAAGAACTTGAAAGAATTCTTACGATTCTCACCAACAATCATCACCGAATTGGAACCAAAGTTTTCCACAATCTTCGCGATGCTCTTATTCTTAGCAGAAGACATAAAGGTCACATCAGGGAACCATCTCCTCAAAATACGCAACTTGTTCGCGACTGGGAGGGGGTTCTTCATGTTTCCCACAGAATGTGAAACGACTATGACAGGCTTCTTCTTCATCTGCTTGGCCTTCTTGATAATCTCCTCAATCATCATCTTGTGACCAAGGTGCGGGGGGTTGAACCGTCCATACGTGAACACCACGTCCATTCTTACAGTACTCTGACATTTTTTACACTTCATCAAGTCTGTCATCAGACTGCTCCAACCACTCAAGTCTCTTTTCGACAGCCATGCGATACCTGAGTCTAAATTCATTCTCCGTGTCCACAAATGCCCTACACATCGATTGTAGATCCTTCTCGGAAAACTCAATCTCGACATCTTCATTACCAAGTCCATTCATGTAGCAGTAATGTTTGATGACCCTCTCCCTCACCTTCTTAGTGATACGCTTGATGGGTTGCGCCTCCACAAGCTCCTTTCGTAGATAAGTTATCTGACCCTGTATGAAATCACTGTCTATGTTGAGAGCCTTGTCAAAGTAGTAGTCATAAAAATATTGAAAAGTCTCTCGGGTTTCACCGATGGGATGTATCCTAAAATCTTCGTAATCGAAAAAGTATACTGGATCCGCTCTCTTATTGTACGCATTCTTCAAGTGTTTACACAATTCGAGGTAGTCCCCCTCAGGCAAGACATTCGAGTGACTGTCTATTATCTGCATGACTCGAAGTAAATCATCCATCCTTAAAGGTATTAATTTTAATTTGTCTAAGTAACTTAACGAATGTACGACAAGTCCGATTGTCAAACTGGTGTGGTACATATAGGTTATGGAAACTTCCACAGAGCACACCAGGCCATGTACATAGATGAGTATATGGAAAAGACAGGAGACCTCAGGTGGGGTATCGTCGCCGTCAATCTCAGGGACGAGGGATTTCGTGAGATTGACGATTACATCGTGAAGACCCCTTCGGAGTACAGGGTTGTCAGGTCACACCTTGATTACGTCGACTGGACGAAGAATAGAACCATCGCCAAACACATGCTCACCTTACCAAGTGTTCATCTCATCACCATCACCGTCACAGAGAGTGGATACGCACCTGGTTCACCCCTCTTCGAGTACTTGGCATGTGGTCTCAGAAACCGTAAAACACCTGTGACCATCTTGTGCTGTGACAACATCAGACAGAATGGCCTCGCCCTCGAGACACAGTTCCTAGCATACCTCTATCACACGAACCAACATGAACTCGCTGTATGGATTCGGGATAATGCCAAGTTTCCCTCGTGTATGGTCGACCGCATCACACCTCGAACAACCGATACTCTCCGCGAAGATGTTGAAAAGAGGTTTCCAGGTTATGGTTACAACGCCGTCCAGACAGAAGAGTACAGGCAGTGGGTCATCGAAGATAACTTCGCTTCAGACTTTCCAGACTTGACACAAGTTGGCGTTGTCATCACGAAAGACATTGAGCCCTATGAAGAGACCAAGATTCGTATTCTCAATGGTGGTCATACGTCTCTCGCCTACCTCGGTGCTCTCTCAGGGTATGACACATTCGATGAAGTCATGAATGACCCGACACACCGACGCCATTTCAAACAACTTCAATATGGAGAGATTATTCCCTCCATCGAGGGTGACATTCCCTTTGACATTTATGAGTACGTCGACAAAGTTGAAGAGCGCTTCTCGAACGCAAGCAATGTCGACGAACTTGATAGAATTTGTATGGACGGATTCACAAAGTTTCACACGTTTGTGGTACCTTCTCTTCGGAAGTGTCTCGAACAGGGGAAGAAACCTATAAACATCTACAAGAGTATCGCTGCATGGTACATCTACTCAAGAAGGTTTGCGAGAGGATGTACTAAAATCAAGTACAACGAACCCAATTGGACACTCCTCGAACCCCTCTTGAGGGATGGAGCTGTTGATGCTTTTGTATCTAATGAGCGTTTATGGGGTGACATCCCAAAAAAGTTTATTACATTCACAAGAGACTTGAAAACTATCCTACTCTCTCAAACATACGAACATGAAATTGACCTACTTGTGAATGATTAGTCCTCATCATCTTCACATGCTTGGCAAGGTGCGTCAAACATGTGACAAGTGTGTTCACCATTTTCAACCATCTCACGGACGTCTGGGTCATTCATGATATCATCGTCGTCGTCGTCACACTTGACCTTTTTGGCTTCGAGTTCTCTGATACGTTCCCGAAGTCTTTTGATTTCATTATCAAAATCCTCTTCAGTCCAGTCATCAAACTCGTTTGGGGAGGGCTTCATCTCAACGAAAATACCGGTGGGGAGTGGGTGGCTTCGGGTAGAACCCATTTTTTTCTTGAAAATTACAATATTTTGTTTCTACTTAGGTGCAATCCACTTACGTGTACCCCTCGACCAGTCAACAATCTTCTTGAGAGTCCATGATGAGTCGATATCACTGCGTGTACGCATCTTCTTCAATCTGAACTTGACAGACCCCTTCGTGGGCGGAACCTGAATGAAACCCTGTTTCATAGGGAGACGTTTACCATCGGAACCCATGGTCTCCAGGATGTATGGGAAGTGTTTCTCGAAATACTTCCAATGAACTGTACCACGACTGGACTTTGGAACATACTTGTGAATCACACCCCAAATGAACTTCTTGACATACTCAAGGCGTTCGCGAGGGTCTTGGGGACCAGGTTTCACCATTCCAAGATTCACCATCAACGCGAGGAACGACTCCATGTAGCAAAAGTGATGTTGGGAAAGTTCGTCATATTGGGAAATCATGAACGCTTCCTCCATGTGCTTTTTGGGAACACCCCCGCGACCACCAGCAAAGTTCTTACTCTTGAATTGGTTGAACGACTGAGACACAAAACCACCTGTAGGTTGAGGATTCAGATCCACACTGGTCGCGTTCCTCAAGCGAGGGTAGCACCCATGGATTGTCCCAACTGACACGGTATAGCCCTTACCCAACAGGGCTTTGAGTGGATTCTCAAAGTCAGAATCTGAGTTTGTCATCGAATCATAAATTAACGCAGTCTTCTTGGTGTGATTCACCCGAGACATACCGTAGTGTCCCGAACCATCGGGGTACGAATGTTCCATGAGAATGTAATCCATACCATCACGACCCTTCGCGGCTAGGGGTCGTTTTTCCATTGAAGATGTCTTGCGGAACAGGAAACGAAAATCCTTCCCAGATTCCTTCTTAATGTCTTTGGCGATTCGCTCGAATACACCCTTCTTGTGGAGATAGTACTTGGCAATCTCAGAAGCATCTTCTATAGCAAGAAGGTTGCGAGCCTTTACATTTGTGCCAATCCTTGACTCGATGTAATCGTTCTTGTCAATTTCGGGGGTTTCATCTTTGATTTTCAGCAACTTGTCTCTCACTGGAACGTTCTTAATCAACTTGATGGGAACAAGTGACATTTTGTAATAGAGTGTTATTTTTTTTAACTTAGATGTGATGTTCAGCCCAAAGTTGTGTGTAGAATTCACAGAGTTTGCGGTACGTCTCTTCCGAAAGGTTGTGTTTGGTTCTGTCAACGATGAATTCCTCTCGGAACTTTTCAATAATGGTATCCATCGTGTAATATAGAATTATAATTTCTGTACTCCACTTAGGTATGGAACATGTACGAAAGATCATGGAAATCATGGATGATGAGATGTTCCCGACGAAGAGAGAGTGGGTGTATGTGAAAATTTGTAATGAGCTCAAACAGATACATATTCAATTACAAGAACTCATGAGACTAAAAGTATTACATGCACCAGGTACAGTTGACCCATCAGCGCACATGGAACCACGCACTTCGGCTACTCTTGACCCGTCGGCACCACCGTATCTGTCGAACTCCACTCAGCATGCAAACTTCGAACATACTCATCCAACTCCGGATCAAATGAACCCAGCACCATCGGTTCAGTCTGATCAATAAGAAATGACGGGGGTTTGACTTTATCTCGTAATTTCTTAATGGTATCACACAACTCGAGATAGTCCCCTTCGGGGATGACACTCGAGTTTTTATCAACGAGGTCGATGATTTTGTGGAAGAGGTCCATTTTGACTCGAAATTACATTCTTTCTACTGAACTTAGGTGTCTATAGTGTCGCTGTGCGATTGTACCTCGGTGTACAAACCACATGAGTTCTTCGTATCCGTACGTTTGGGTAAACTCTCGCCAATAAGACTTGGTAGCTTCTCGAAGTTGTCCAAAGATTCCAGCTTTCACTTTGTTTTCAGGGTCTTTCTCGTGTTCGATATAGGCATCGTGGAGTGCGTTTGTCGCCACAATCCACTTGTGACAGTGGTTGAGAGCATCAGTGGTCATGATGAAATCTTCACCGACCACGTCAGGGGTCACGAGGAGGGTCTTCTCGCTTCGATGGAGTTCCTTCATTATTCGACACATCTGTAGATAATCCCCCTCGGGCATCAGTTCCGCGTTCTTGTCTATCAGGCTCATTAAATTCTGCATGATTCATCTTGAAAATTACACACTATCGAGGCTACTTAGGTTCATTTTGGACTTTGAACTTCCCTTGAAAAAGTTCTCAACACTCTCAAATTCTTCAAATAGGGGGGTGATGTCGTCATTCTTGTACATGGAGAGACGAATCCTGTCAGACAGACGTATAATTCGAGTGTACATGGTCTCATCCCATTTCTTCTTCTTTACGAAGGACATTAGTCTCTTGCACTTCGTAGAGAGGACTTCGAGATTTTCACGGCGGTCGACAACCCTCTCAACTTCAATGTACCTCTTCTCACCGCAGTCGTTGACAGCTTCAATCAACTTTCGTTTAGCAACGAGAGGAGGTTTCGGGGCAAAGAAGCCGACGACAGCCTGGAATAAGTTGGACATTTCCTAGGTGTGGGTGGAGGGTCGATAGGTTGGGTGCAGTACAGAACTTCGTGCCAAATAAGGCGTTGGACGTCCGGACAGAGGGCTTCAGTCGCTTGGAGAAAAGCGATCCGATACTCGTCGGTGACGACAGGGAAGTGGTATTCTTTCATTCTTGCTTTTCTTCGGGGTCGAGGTCTTCACTTAGGTTTCTTTCAAGTCTCATTTGCTCGAGCTGAATGTCGAGAAATACACGCGTAGGAGCATCCCATAGAGCCATCTTGAACCATTTATATGTCGATTCAAGATAGTATGGACCCATCCCGATCATAGTATTGCAAATAGCGGTGAAGAGCATATTTGAAATATTATGGTTTTTTCTTTTTATACGACTTCATGAGACGGATGAAATCCCAAACACCATATATAAAAAGACTTCCCGTGAAAATAATCGTATTCCTCGCGATCGATGGAATCATATTTACAGTAAGCATCCCTGTTTTATATCCTTTGTCTTGTCGACACATGTGGTCACCCACCCGGTGGCACCCTCCTTGTACGAGTACGAATCACTCTGGGGGTACGCCCTGCATGGCGCTTCGGCTTCCTTGTTGTAGGCCACGGATAGAATACTCTCCTTGTATTCTTCATCGAAGTCGACTTCATTCAGTCTCTTGAGACATCCCTGAACATCGGCGATCGCTTCATCATCCTCGGCAGGTCCGTACTCTTTGAAGTTGTCGGGGTTGCTCCCGAAGTTTCCAGGTAAAATAAACCCAGTAACGTCGGAGTCGATAATATTAACAAGACCGGTCGAAATAATCTCCGTAACGCTCACATCACTCTTCATCTCGTCACCGTTGTATCCAAAAAAGTATTCCTTTCCATCGTTGTTGACGTACGACATCGCATAGTTATCACCGACGGGGGTAAACTTAATCTTATAATGATACGTCGTGGGCTTAGAAGACCTGTACCCAAAACCATTGTTGGAGTACTTGATGTATTTGCTCAACCCAACGGAAAACATGAAATATGTGTTGTCCGCACCTTCGATGGGTTCCAAGCGAATCATCATGTCGTTTGTCCTGGCACCCGACGTATCGATCCGGAAACGCTTATCCTGCTCGATGGGGACGATCACAGCACTCTGATCGTTTCCTGTGACGAGAAATTTATCACCGGCGAATGGGTGAGATCCCACGGGCTCTTTCACCTGAACAGGCTCTTGGGTCATGGCAGGCTCTTGGGTCATGGCTGGGGTGGGTGTAGGGGCGGGTGCAGGCATGGGCGCGGGTGCGGGCATGGGGGTGGAAACGGAAGCCCTCGTGGGCAACTCTAGCCCGTTGTTCATATACCAATACGCACCCGCCGCGATCGCGAGTACGATAATGACAATGAAGATTATCCTCCTATTCATAATTATATTACGTCAACTTTTTTTTTCGGGGGATATAACAGAATGTCCCCTGAAGATATACCGAAAAAAGTTCAGTATATCATGCTGGATTCAAATTTTGTTAATGGGACGAATAATACATTTTCTCTTGATCTCACACTCGAATCAAATACACACGTTGAGGATATGGGTAGGGTCATGGGAATCAAAATGGTTGATTTCTATATCACACAAGTTGGCGAAAATAGTTCTAACCTGAATACGGATATTGCAAAATTTATAGATATTGTTTGCCCTGAAATTCCTAAAGTGGCACAAATTCTTGATGAGCGACATGGACAAGTTATGGCTCGGGTTCCTTTGGAACGACATTTCACTGGAAGTAATGGAATTATTTTGAGAGATAAACAAGCGAAATTTTTTCATCGTCATCAGAATTATTTCAACCCAATCTCTATAAAAAAGTTGAATTTTGAAATTTTTGAACAACAAGATGATGGTGATTATGTAAAACTTCAACCGGATGCGAAATGGTATATGATTCTAGAAATCACAACAGTAAATGTCAAAGAAAAACCCAAAGACCGCGAACTTCAAATTCTTCGAGCACTTGAAAAACTTCTCAAAAAAATAGACACCCTCAATGAAAATGTTCAGAAGTTACCAGATAAACCCCCAGATGAAAAACCAAAAAAGTTTTCATTTGGTCTCCTGGTGGCACTGCTCGCTTCAATTTTTGGTGGCTTCATATGGTGGGTGAATAAAAGTTCTGCGTAAAAAGTATGGGAGGTCGAAAAAAACAACGCATCTCATCATCATGCGATACCGACATTTTCGAGGAAGAAATGGAACTCGAGGAAGTACATCCAGTTGTAATTCCTAAGGGTGACAATCAGAGAAATTACAACCGCGTGTTGTACAGTATCAGCAAACCCATGATATTCGCAGTGGGACCAGCGGGAACGGGGAAGACGATGTTAGCGTGTTGTGCAGCCATACAAGGGTACAACGACCGAACATATAAGCGAATCGTGATGACTCGTCCAGTCGTTTCCGTGGAAGAGGACATAGGATTTCTACCAGGTACCATGGAAGAAAAGATGGATCCATGGACAAGACCCATCATGGACATCTTTGCCGAATATTACACGCAAAATGACATCCAATACATGATCAAAGAGAAAATCATAGAAATTTGCCCTCTCGCATACATGCGTGGAAGAACCTTCAAGGATGCCTTCATCATCGCAGATGAAATGCAAAACTCCACCCCCAACCAGATGAAGATGCTTTTGACGAGAATCGGTGAAGGTACAAAGATGGTCGTCACGGGTGACCTCAAACAGCATGACAGAAAGTATGAAGAAAACGGTCTCAAGGATATATGCGAACGTATATCAGGTAAAAACCATAAACGTATCGAATATATCCAGTTTGAATTCAAGGATATTGAGAGGAGTCCCCTCGTTCGGGACATCCTAGAAATTTATGGAGACTCATAGGCATCATCACCATACAAATCCTTGATAATCTCGATGATATCATTCGCATCCTTGTGAGCCGACTGAGTTGAGCGCAACATCCACTTCGCATGTCTCTTAATCTTCTGTTCAGCTTCCCTATGTTTCTTCAGCTCTAGTTTCAGTTTTTCAATTTCGGTAGGTTCGGCTTTCACATGAGAAGCCGCCTTTACGACAATCGGACGCCTGGGTGTTTCAGGTGAGTACTGACGCCAGTGTCTTTCAGCCGTGTTATAAATACGCAATGGGGTAATAGCCAGCATGTATTTATAATAAGGATTACAACTTTATATTCATTTAGGCTACCGAAGCGGTCGCAACCTTCTTCTTAGCGGGAGCCTTCTTCGTCGTGGCCGTGGTCGTCTTGGAACAGGTGCACTTGCATTCACCGGCAGGACCGGCAGGACCGGCAGGACCGGCGGGGCCAGTGGGGCCAGCGGGGCCAGCGGGGCCGGATGGGCCTCGAGCACCTGTAGAACCCTGGGGACCCTGAGATCCAGGTGTGACCGAACCACCGGTGCCACCAACATCAATCATCTTGAGAAGAAGACCGTAAAGACGAGTCTTATCGAGACGAGTGCGCTTGAGTTCAGTTTCAATTTCTGTGCGAAGAGATTCCATCGTAATATATATAAAAGAAAGATAATCTTTAAACGTAATGATCGTGATCGGTCCTGCGCTGAATACGGGGATTGGTCACCACGCAAAGAAGTACACGAAACTTTTTGGTATTGAATCCGCCTATTACGTGATCGGAAAGGAGCTACCCCAATGTGATAATGGTCTCATCTTCATGCTTCCGATTCCCGAACATCTGGAGTATCTCAAACATGCGAAGCGGCGTATAAAAAACCTGGCCTGTATGACCGTCTGTGAGACTGAAACCGTCCATGAAGATTACGGCCTGATCATGAACGAGTTTAAGAGAGTCGCTGTACCGAGCGAATTCTGTAAAAAGGTTCTTTCTCGACAGTTTCCTGAAAACGAGTTCTATGTGATCCACGCACACATCCCACAACCCCCTGAAAAACCGTATACGTTCTATCACATCGGGAATATCGTGGATCCCCGTAAAAAGTTTCGCGAAGTTCTTCAGGCGTTCATTCGTCTAAACGAACCCAATACACGTCTCGTAATAAAAGCTACCGCTAAGACGGATGTACATATTCAACTTCCTAGAGTTGAGGTCATCAACGGTCTACTCGACGACGAAGCGATGGATAGACTCCACGAACGTTGTGATTGCTACGTGAATTTCTCACATTCTGAGGGTGTGGGTATGGGTGCGGTTGAAGCCGCACTCCGGGATAAACCGGTCATCATCACAGAGTATGGTGGAGCGTCTGAATACATCAAAACACCATATACGATCGAGTGTGGACTTCAAGAGTTGGAGAAGGATGATTTCCTCTTCAAAAAGGGTATGGTTTGGGGAGACCCAAACTTTGACCAACTCTTGGAGTACATGAGACATGCGTATGACAATCGTGTTCGCCACATGGATCACGAACACACAAAAAAACTCGTGGGACGGGAGAATGTTTTAAAAGAATTCATCTTGAATGTAATTGGTGGCGAGAACGATAAGGCCGATGAGGATGGTACCACTCATCATTGAATCCTTTTCAGCGATAATCTTCATTACGAGATCGTCGATGACTTGAATACCCACGGGTTGCTTAACTATGCGAGGTATGAGAATGTTGATAGTGATGTAAAGTGCCATCGCTATTATTACAGGTCTAAGACTCTCCTGGTCTAGCATCATCTTTCTATTAATCGTGGATTTTAATTTTACTCACATCTGCTTTGGTACCCAACTGTACATTTTTGATACTGTGTTTCTTACAGTAATCTCCACACACAGCCTTGAAGGAACAGGGCTTTCCCGTCATCGTCGTCGCACAGCAGATTTTCTTCGATGTTCTCTGTTCGTTGACGACATCCGGTGGTTTATCAATCACGACAATTTGTCTCGAATCCTTCTTCTTCTCATGCTCCAAGTACTTCTTTTTCATGATCCAAGTCGCATTCGCGAGTTGAACACACTTCTCATCTGGTTCGCTGATGCGGTACATCTTAGCCGCATCAGCGAGGCAGCGCTCCCACATGGTATCACGGATGACATCCATTTTTGTTTCTTGGTTTTTGAGATAGTACACTTCACTTAGGTTTTTTATGCGATTTCAGAAAGGTACATGTCGACGTGTCCTTCAAAATCTGGGAACTTATCGACAGTCTTCTTCGTGACCATCTCTTGAACATTCATGATATGCTCTTTAAACTTTTTGACATCTATCCCAGTCGCATTATGAATCTGTGTGTCCGTGGCGATGTTACCCAGAGCGTGAAGATGACCGACGGCGTAGTTCGCGTGACGAACAGACAATACCGGTGATGAATCCTGTTGCGCCGTGATGGCATACTGTGCCGCCTGTTTCACCATTTTCTCGATTGAGCTCTTAGTACCCCTTGACCTGTTCTGCATGACGAGTATGAGAACCACGATGGCCATGAGCAAGTAAAAATACATCTCGCTTCTTACTTTACCTCAAGAAAGTTTTGACAGTCCTGCATCGTCTTCACATGGTCACCTTCATCGTCTCGAACTCGGGTAAAAACATCGTACAAGTTGTTGACATCGTCGTAGTAATTGACAGCCACAGCTGGTGGATGCTCCAGTGATAGACTCGCCCCATTCTGTTTGAGGAATTCATCGTATGTGTGATAGGCATGTTCCTCAACCTGTTCGGAGAGATTGTAAGCCATTCTTGGGGACACCACATACAGAAGGCACGTCAGCCAGTAGTATGCGAATGCCGTGTGCTGTGCAAAGAATCGGTCCACGAAGCGCTCATCACCACCCAAGTCTTCCATGATGAGGAGATGATGGTACTCGTTCATTGTCTGTGCGAAGTGTGTCTCCAAGAAGTCAGCCTTTCGCCACACACCTAGAGACTCATACAAGTGTAAAACTGAGACAAATGAAAAGTAAGGGACACGAGCGACCGTCTCGAGGACATAGAACCTGGTGTAGTCACGGTCCTTGTACACTCTGTCGATGACCTTCACAGCTGTCCCGACAACAGCCTTGTTGATACGCTTCTCGAGTTTGACGGTAGGCTGAACAGAGGCGAGGGTGAACATATACCCCTAAGTGGATAGAATTATATCGATTTTTTTAAGCAAAATGGATCATCTTCAGAAATTAAAAAGGCATCTCCTTGACCAGCATGGTTTTGAACTCCCCGATGGTTGGGAAGTCAGGTACTCCCAGAGACGTAAAGAGGGAGCTCGACCCGATCCATATTACTACGGACCGGACCATGATAAGAACAATCTTTCCTCACCCTTGAGGTCGGTCAAGGACGTGGAGCGATTTCTCGGTCTTTCTCGAACATCTCAGAAGTTACCGGATGCCTCTCACATATACATTCTCACAACAGAGTCCTTTCCTGAGGTGAAAATCGGTGAATCGATACATCCTGTTCAAAGAATTCGTGAACTCAATACAGGTGTTCCATACAAGTTTAAAATCTATAAAACATTCAAATCTCCATTTCCAATGATAAAAAACAAAACTACGACGTCTTCTTGTAAGACAAAAAAACTTGAGGACATTTTTCATGCTCGTTACGCACATGTCCGCGCACCCAATGGTGAGTTTTTTTACATAGACCCTGATATGGTTGTAAATGAGTTTGAAGTAGACATCAATTATCTAACCAGGTGCCAAGAGCAAAGACCTGAATTGACCGATGAGTATCTTGACTTGATGTTGGAGGAGGCAAAACTTAAAAGTAAGTTGGACAAAATGAGAGCCTAAGTTAAAAGTTAGAATTGTAATAAATCCAAGGAAGTATGGAGAGTGTCCAAAAACTCACCCACATCGAACACATTCTCAAGAGACCTGACTCATACGTCGGTCCAGTCGAGCAGGGTACAGAACCCTACTGGATCCTCGATGGTTCTACCTTCACCAAGAAGAACTTGAAGTACTCCCCAGCCCTCTTGAAAATCTTTGATGAAATCCTCGTCAACGCCATCGACCGCAACTCTCTCCATCCCAAACAGGTCAGTTCCATCTCCGTCGCCATCGATAAGGAGTCCGGTTCCGTGACCATCGAGAACAATGGCCCTCTCGGTGGGATTTCTGTAAAAATGCATGAGAAGGAAGGTCTCTGGAATCCCGAACTCGTTTTTGGACACCTCCTCACGAGTACCAACTATGATGACACTCAAAAAAGGATTGTTGGAGGTCGCAACGGGTACGGTGCCAAGTTGGCGAACATTTATTCGAGTGACTTTTCCGTTATCATCAAGGATCATGAGATGAAGCAGACCTATACCCAGAAGTGGTCGAAGAATATGACGGTCTGTGACCCACCAAAAATCAAAAAACATTCGGGTGCCACATCGTCTGTCTCCATTACATTCACACCCGAGTGGAAGAGGTTTGGAATGTCCAAAATGGACGATACCATCTACAACATTTTCCAGAAACGCGTTTGGGATGCGAACATTTGTACGACTCAGAACTGTAAAGTGAAGTTTAACGGAGATGTTCTTCCCAAACAAAACTTTGAAGCCTATGCCAAGATGCATGAAGGTGTTCAAGAAGTTGCCTCTGTCACCGGAGACCGCTGGTCGGTGTGCATTGGACCCTCGGAGAATGGACTCGAGCAGGTCTCTTTCGTCAACGGTATCTGTACCATGAAGGGTGGAACCCATGTTGACCATGTCGCGAATCACATCGCCAACGGAATCATCGAGGACATGGCGAAGAAGATTAAGTTGAAGCCCCAACAGGTGAAGAACGCTTTTACCATCTTCGTCAGGGCAACCCTCGAGAACCCAACGTTCTCGAGCCAGGTCAAGTCTGAGTGTACCTCGAAGGCTCCCGACTTTGGTTCGAAGTTTGAACCACCTAAAAACTTTGTGAAGAATGTTTTGAAAACCGGTATCGCCGATGAACTCACAGCACTCTCAAAGTTCAAGGAGATGAAGGAACTCAAGAAGACTGATGGTGCTCGTAAGTCTAAGATTACTGGTATCCCCAAACTGGATGACGCGAACAAGGCTGGTACGGCACAATCTGGGAAGTGTACGCTGATCGTGACAGAGGGTGATTCGGCGAAGACGCTCGCTGTCGCTGGCCTCTCCGTGGTGGGTCGAGACCACTACGGTGTCTTCCCTCTCAGGGGTAAGTGTAAGAACGTGAGAGACTCTTCGGTCGCACAGCTCACATCTAACCAAGAGTTTAACGACCTCAAGAAGATTTTGGGCCTTCAGCAGGGTAAGGAATACATGAATGTCTCTGAGCTCCGTTATGGTCGTCTCATGATCATGACAGATGCTGATAACGATGGAAGTCACATCAAGGGTCTCATCCTCAACATGATCCACTACTTCTGGCCCAGTCTTTTGAAACTGAATTTCGTGGTATCGATGGTGACACCGATCATCAAAGCCACAAAAGGTTCTGACACCAAGTCATTCTACACTGACTCGGCTTTCAGAACGTGGTACGGTTCGGGGAAACAGGGGTGGAAAATCAAGTACTACAAGGGTCTCGGTACTTCTACCTCTGCTGAAGCTCGTGAGTACTTCAAGAAGATTCAAGATCTGACTGTGAAGTTTGACGTGGACACGATGACCGATGACTCCATCGTACTCGCCTTTGACAAAAAGAAGGCGGATGCCCGAAAGTCTTGGCTTCTCGAGAGTACTGCTAAGGATGCTGACCAACTCGAGGTTCCTTATGGTGACGTAAAACAGTTGGATATCACTGACTTTGTACACAAGGACCTGGTGAACTTTTCTTTGGCGGATCTCAAACGTTCTATCGCTCACGTGGCGGATGGTCTCAAACCTTCCCAGCGTAAGGTTATGTACTCCTGTTTCCAGAAGAATCTTCGAGATGAAATGAAGGTGGCACAGCTGGCAGCCTATGTGGCTGAAAAGAGTGCGTATCACCACGGCGAAGTGTCTCTGGCTGAGACGATCGTAAAGTTGGCCAACGACTACACGGGTTCGAACAACATCAATCTCCTCGAACCTTGTGGTCAGTTTGGTACACGGCTTATGGGTGGCAAGGATGCGTCTCAAACGAGGTACATCTTCACGAAGCTCACCAAAGAGGCTCGAAAACTCTTTGACCCCAAGGATGATGCCATCCTCAATTACTTGGACGATGACGGTCGCTCAATCGAACCAGACTTCTACATGCCTACTCTTCCAATGGTTCTTGTGAATGGGACGGAAGGGATTGGGACGGGATTCAGTTGCTATGTGCCACCATTCAACCCCGATGACATCAAGGAGAACATCAAGAAGATCCTGGGTGGTGAAGAGCTTGTACCCATGAAACCATGGTTCAGGGGTTTCAAGGGCAAGGTGTTCAAGGATGAAGGAGGTCTTTGGGTGACTGAAGGTGTTTGGAGAGATACCGGTTCCAGACTCAAAGTGACTGAACTTCCTCCGGGTCGTTGGACCCAAGATTACAAGGAGTATCTGGATACCCTCACGGAGAAGAAGATGATCACGAGCTACACGAATAACAGTACCACCGAGGATGTGGACTTTGAAATCTTTGGGTACTCGGGGAAGGATCTTCTCAAAGACCTCAAGATGCGAAAGACGTTCCACACGTCAAACATGCACCTGTTTCACCCCACCCGGGGTATCCACAAGTACGAGAGTCCCGAAGAAATCCTGAAAGACTTTGTGGAGTTGCGCCTCGAACACTACAAGAAGCGTAAGGCGCACCTCATCGATGTTCTCGAAAGGAGGGCTGAGATGTGTAGTCTCAAGTCAAGGTTTGTGACGATGGTCATCGAAGAAAAGTTGGTGGTGTTCAAAAGGAAGAAGGTGGACCTCGAGAAGGAGATGTCTACGACATTCCCAAAGATTGATGGTTCGTGGGATTATCTCCTTAACACGAGGACTGTTGAGTACACGGAAGAGCGCGTCAAAGCACTCATGGATGAGGCAAGACAGGCGAATGTGGAACTCGAGAAAATGATTAAGACGAGTCACATCACGATGTGGAAAACGGATATTAAAAATATGTGAGCAGTAAGTAGATATGGGTGAGGCTGCTAAAATTTCCCTTAAGGCTATTGGAAAGCAGGATACGCACCTCCTTTCCAAAGACCCAGACGAATCGTTCTTTAATTACGAGTCACAAAGACATTCTGAGTTTCGAAAATACCATCGGTCTCGGAAGGTTATCAATAATGGAAACATCGCCGGGTGGCCGTTCGCACAAACCATTAAAGTACCATTCAATCCCATGAATATGGGTGATCTTCTCAGTAACATGTGGCTGAGTATTACCATGCCCGGTATAGCGAATGGAAATTACGCAGATCAACTAGGACGGCATATTTTGAAGAGTGTGACGATGTTCGTGGATGATATCGAGGTTGAAAAGATTTATGATGACTGGGGAATTATTTACGATGATTTGTATTTAGAAATTTCCGAAAAGGTTGCGAATAGGTTTCTTGTAAATCGAAACATAGGCTATGATGAATCGAGTCGGAACGAAGAATACGCGCGATCGAGTGCCGATCTTGTCATTCCCCTTCACTTTTTCTTTTCGAGAAAATATGCGAGTGATGAATATTCATCCAACAAACCCAATCGCCCATACTTCCCCGTATGTGCGATCCATCGCCAGAAGATTGAGTTTGAACTAGAGTTTCACCCTCAAACATTCTTCACCAATTTCAACGGAACCCTATCACTACCCGTATTTGATCTCATCACCGAAGAGATTACAGTCAGTCCCGAAGAGAGAAACTTTCTCGCGAATGAAAGGCAGATACTTGTGACAGACCTTGTGAAGAGACATTCATCAGCAGTAAACGAAGTTGGTGCGTCGACAATCGTAAACAACCTCGTACCGAACATTCCAGTCAAGTGTATTCACTGGTTTTTACGAAACACTGAATATGAAAATGCCAATGACGCGATCGGTACATCGAGTTTAAATGAAAGGATGCTGTTTCAAAATCGTTTCAATTTTTCCTCGAACGTGAATTTCGATGACCAACAAACATTCTTTTATCCAATCATGGACTCTGCGAGTTTTTACATTAACGGTAACCGACTTCCAAACGTCACCAACACAAATCATACATATTTCAAGTATCTCGTGCCATTCAGAAACAGATTGGCCAGGCCAATCAGGAATATTTACACGTATAGTTTCTCGATGAATCCAATAAATGTGGAACCATCGGGAAACTTGGATTTTAGTCAGATACAGTCAGACAAAACAAACATAGAAGTGAAACTCGGGGGTGCTCTAGTTGACGTAAATACGAAGACGTACTCTTTGAATATGTATTACACGGGTTACCAGACATTCACATTCGAACGCGGATTTATGTCACTTGTTTAGTGAACAATTTAGTCTTGTTATTACTGATGTATTCGATGATATTATTCTTAATACACCATTTGATGAAATTCAACTGTGCGAGCGTTGTATGAATTTCATGAGATGTACCCGGAACGACATACGGAAACTTTTCCGAACGACAAAATGGATCAAATAATTTTTTACTGTATCCATCCAGACTTGATTTGTATGCGCAGTGTACCGTGAACAATTTACCGTCACGCGTCGTAAACGAAATATGATTCTTCTTCGCGTAATTGGTGATGAACCATTCAAGGTTTCGCAAAGATATACCACTCGATTTATCTAGGATGTTTAACAATTTAGACCTGTTTTCCTCTTCGCTATAAAATGTATTTATGGATGTTAGTAGGATATCAGTTTTACTCATTACCAATCATGGTACTCAAATCTATAAGCTCGTTTGAAAACGCACACCCGGGACAATTCTTGACATACATCATTTCGGGTCCATGGTTATGACTATGACTCCTGGTGAGTGATGTCCGCTTCAGTCGACCGACTTGGGTCGCGTGGTGTCTACAATATCCACTATGAATACCTTTGAATGTACACCGCCTTCCGTCTGTTTTTGTCCCCTTGCAGATCATGCCAGAAAACGTCTCGGGTATGTCCTTAAGAAGTAGGTCTTTAGAAATTGCGTGTTTTTTTGAGATGATATCGACGTATTCATTCATCATCGCGACGAGACGTTGATTGACTTCTTCGTCGATGAGATCGTCTATCTTTTCATATCGGCTCATGTCTTACTACTATTTTGTTCGTATTTTTTAAATAAGTCTTCGATCGTCCCCGTTCGAGCTCCTTTAATCCTTTCTCGCAGATCCGCAACTTTTCCTGAATCGTCGAGACCCATTTTCTTACACTCTTCCATGAGTTGATCCTTTTTCATCGTACTGAGTGCTGGACCAACACTCTTCTTTTTCGGTTTATGTTGTTCGAGAATCTCTCCAAAAATCTCCTGTTTCACATTCTCGTAGAGTGGATCGAGAAGATCACATACCGGATTCAAAAATTTATTTTCAAAGTAGTACAGATAGTCTATAGGTATTTCATTCTCTTCGACATACTTTGGATCTTCCGACTTTTCAAATGCTTTCGCCTTTGGGTCGTCCGTCTTGGTCAAAAGATACGGTACGCGGTCACCCGATTGTGGTTCCGAACCGGGTTTACGTTCACGCATTTTGACGACGACTTGTACGTGTGACTGATTAATGTTCACACTTTCAGGACTCGTCACAGAAACGGATTCACCCTTGACCTTATACGTGTCCGAAAGAGACTGACTCAGTACCAGTTTATCATTTGGTACATCACCGGAGAGGAGCTCAATCGCGCGTTCTTTCGCGAGTTCTTTGGGTGGACCAGGATCACTTGAAGTTAACACGACGTCAAGAAGTTCCTTACACACCTCTCTCACATGGGGTGTGTTGTCTCGACGAACAACCTGAAGACCCTTGATATCTACGTAATCCATATGCATCTGATCATCTTTTCCCTTGGTCCACAACTTTGCGGCGTATCGTTTCTTAGAGTACAGGAAATAGGGCCAGTACACCTTCTCGAGTTCCAGATTGTTTGGCTTCTTAAACAGGGCACTACATTCTTCAGCCGCGCGTTCACCAATCTCCCAGCTATACTTGACAGCTTCTTCACCCTTGCGGTCACCCACATCAAACTCGACCATGACAGAATCCGTATCTCCGTATCGAACCTTCGCACCTGGAAAGTTTGCCTCTACGTAATTCTTCGTCTCTTCAATCATACCACGACCCCGGCATGTCGTCGTAGATGCGATCGGTACACACGGAAGAATACCCTTACCCGCACCCGTGAAACCGTAGACAGAGTTCATCGAAACCTTGTATGCCAACTGCTTGCCGTTGTACACTTCTTTCATAGACCCCGTCGCGGCTGCCATATCCTTCTTCGCCTTTTTGCGAAACTGCTTAAGCTCCAAAAGAATGGCGGGTAAGAGACTCGGCACACCTTGTGCGAACTTGTACACTTTGTCACCAATCTTGAACGTCTCATACGTGATACCTTCAATATTCCCATAACGATACTCATCCATCACCAATGTTGAATAGCAAAGGTTGTGTGCCATCATGATTGAAGGGTACAGAGCTTCAAAATCAAGTGCTGTGATTGGAGTGTAGTACGCCCCCTTTTGTGCTTCGAGTACTGTCGCACCTTCATATGGCTCTTCAGGAAGAGATCCGTATTTGATCGTGGGTACCATGTATCCAAGTTCGCGAGCCTTTTTGGTGAGTTGACTAAACACCTTAATCTGCTGACCACGTTCGACGAGGAAACACAGGGGAACCCATGTCGCCTTCGCCATCTCCAAGAGGTTGAGAAGTGTACACAACTTTTTCAAGAGTCTATGAGGGAGTAAGGTATCCTTAATACAATACTCTGCGACTTCCCCCAACTTTACAGGGTCTTCTTCCTTGTACCGCGCGAACATCTCCTTTGGAGACATGTCAATCTTTTGATCACCCAGATACAACTTTGAGACTTCGTTGAGTTTATAGGAATCCAACTTGTATCCCTTCTTCACTTCGTGAAACATATCGAAGATGAAACGCCCAGACATCGGAAGGAGTTTGAGAAAGTTATCACCCAGAGCACTCGAACTTAACTTTTTCAGTAAGAGTTCACTCGCTGGTTCGCGTAACTTACCCAGGTTGAAAAATTCCTCATCGCAGTTTGTCAACAAGGCTCGTTTATAGATGTACTCAAGATCAAATCCGAAAATGTTCCACCCTGTGATGATGTCGACATCCTTTTCATGAAGATATTTCTGAAACGCCTCGAGCATCTCACGTTCTGTTCCAAAACTCACTACATCCGGTCCCTCAGTCTTTTTGTAACACAGACATGTCTTCTCGTACGGTTCATCACTCCCGAATGTACAGAGTGAAACGGCAATCTGGAAACACGCATCATCCGTCACGTCCGCGTTTGGAAATTTACCAGTCGAACTATTACACTCGATATCAATCGATGCCACCACGAATGGTGCGATGTCATCACGATTCACCGGCTTCAGGGTTGACCAGTCGTTACACCAGAGATCGATATCGACTTTCGCGAGATGGGAGCGTACACAATCTGAACCAGTGTCCAACCACCCAGTAGATTGAATTCCTGTTCGATGCATAAGCCTCAGGACGGGATCGAGGTTCGCTTCGTAAACGTGATACTTTCGGAAATCACGATTGTACGCAAACACCGAATTAACTTTCCGACGATCCGCGAGGGTCTTGAAGTTGAGGCGCATGTACGCGAACATCTCATTATTTTGGAAACCCCATACATCTTTCTTCTGGGTGACACTGTACCCAGTCACATGATCTGGACGAAGTTTGTTCAGGTCATCGTAAAGGAGACGAACGTCACGATCCGTCGAACCCCTGGGTAACTTTACAAAAAAATAGGGTTCGAAAACAGTCGTCACACATACAGATTTACCATCCTCCGTTTTTCCCAAAATACTGATCATGTGTTCGTCATCAACATCTCGAGCCTCCCATGTCAAAGCCTGGAAAACCACCATATGTTTATAATGAGCCAAAATTTTAATATCATTTACTAATAAATGTCTGCCGCTTTAATTGAGCTCGTGTCGGTGGGTGCCCAGGATGTCTACATCACGGGTGATCCCCAGGTCAGTTTCTTCCGCCAGAACTATAAGCGCCATACCAACTTCGCCATGAAGCCCGAGCGTATGGATTACATCGGTACCTTCGGTGCGAACAACGAGGTTTCCATTCCTATTCGCTCCAAGGGTGATCTCATGAGCTACATCTGGATCGAGTCTAACGGTATCGCGGGGGTTCAAGAGAATGCTACGGGTCTATTCTCCAACGCCGCTGCCAGCCCCACCGAATTTTCGCTGTGGATCGGTGGTCAGAAGGTGTCGCAACTCGACTCCCTCTTCATTCAGGGTGTCCACAACCCCCTCATGCGTGATACTACCGCGAAGGCGTCGATGGCTGTCACGACCAACGCCCGGAAGGAAAACAACACCGGTAACCACTACATGATTCCCTTCTTCTTCGGTGAAGACTGGACCAAGGTGCTCCCTCTCGTGGCGCTCCAGTATCACGATGTCGAGATTCGTGTGAAGTGTCGCGATGGTTACATTCCCACCGATACTCCCAAGGTGTATGGTAACTACGTCTACCTGGATACGGAAGAGCGTAAGTTTTTCACCGACAATGAACACGAACTTCTCATTACCCAAACGCAGTACCAATTGGCCTCCAACACGGACACTGATATTGACTTGAGCTACTTCAACCACCCCGTGAAGTCTCTCCACGTTGTTTCTGGTGAAGCTTCGGGTAGCAACTGGTCGGATGAGTACAACTTTGCGACATCTTCTCTTTACATCAATGGTGTAGCTCTTTTTGAGAACACATCCAACACCTACCACCACGACGTCGTGGCTGAAATGCACTGTACTGATCTCCCCGACAACATTCTTGACGATCTTCCCACATTCTCGTGGCCTTTCTGTCTCACCATGAGCAAGATGCAACCCACGGGTACTCTTAACTTCTCTCGTATCGATAACGCGAAGCTTGTGCTCAACAGTCCCACTGGTGGTAACCAGCTTCATCGTATTTATGCGGTCAACTATAACATTCTTCGTATCAAGAATGGTATGGCTGGTGTCGCTTTTGGTAATTAATTCCAGTTGTCAATCAAAGTTTTCGTCTTTTCATACATCTTCTTTCCATAGAAGGTCTTATTCTTCTCTCCCTCCCAAATTGTGAGTCGGTCCTCAAGGAACTCCTTGAACTTCTCTGAGTCACAGTTAGACTTGTACTGAACCTTTTCACCCTTAAGTGCCTCACGCATCGCCTCTATACGACCATCCATTGAACGCTTAGCAAACTCATCAGGAGTGAGACGAGTGGACACATCAGCTGTTTTCTTGTTCATTTATACTATGGACGACCCTATCCTTTATTACTGTAAATCATGTCAAAGAACGTATGATGGACACGCCCAGTGTTGTTTTGAGATGGATCATGTCAAAGTTAAAATCCCCACAAATACTAAATGATACCACTCATCATAGCTGGCGCCCTCACTGGAGCTCTCGCATACACTTTCATGGGTCAAAATCTCGTGTCATCCTCTGAGGCCAAGCGGCTCATCAAGGAGGGTAAGATAAAGAAGGTCATCGACGTTCGTACGATCACCGAGTATCGTGCAGGACACTACCCCAAGGCACTCCACATTCCTGTTAATAAGATGGACGAAAAGACCACTACGGAACTCCCTAAGAAGGGTTTACTCGTCTACTGCAATACTGGACAACGGGCCAGATTTGCGGCAGAGAAATTGGAGGAACTTGGATTCGAGGATGTTTACTACATCGCGGGTCACTACTCGAGTCTACTTTAACTTCACACCCAGAACCCTTCTCAACTTCTGAAGGATACCAGGGTCTGGGATGGCTCGACCCGATTCATACGAACCTATGATACCCACATTCACCCCAACTGCGATTGCTAAATCTTTTTGTGTTTTGAAACCTTTAGCAATACGCCCCTGTTGAATCATCTTCGCCATGGAGAGTGGTACCTTCTTGTGTGTACCAAGCTCCTCATCCTCCAACTTTTGCTCCTTCGTGCGCTCATACTGTTTAGGTGGGGGTCTCTGGTTAGCAGGGGCAGCTTTCCCGTGGATGATAACTGGATTCCAGTCCTGGTGATTCATCTACCTATATAAGTCGCTTCGTTTTTAAGATTCTTTCCAAACGTTCTTTTTCCTTTCTCACGAAGATTGTCAATTGTTCAACTTCACCTTCGAGTGTCACCCGCCCATGTTGTTTCAGAGAAGATACGTTTTCAACACGCACCAAGTCTACCCAAGACATCTTTGAGTCGGGTGTCTTACTATGGTGTATGGCCAGTACGGCTGCATCTCTCTTGACATCCTTTGGAAGTCGTTCACCTTCATAACATACGACAACGTGCGCACCCGAGTACCCACTCGCGTGCATCCACCAGTGTTCAGGATTACTCATATTTGTGAGATGATCATTTTCTTTTGCGTCCTGTCCGACTCGAATGGGTATATTACCTGATGCGATGTATTCGTACATTCTATTTTCACACGTATAAGTAATATGCACGTCGTTCTTAAGCCAAGCCCATCTGTGACACATAAGTATCGTGTCATTCTCCCAAGTAAAAGAGCTGTTGATTTCGGTCAGAAAGGGGTTCAATATTACCCCGATCACGGAGACGCTCGTCTCATGCGTGCACATCTTATTAGAAAAGGGGCTGTCATTCCTAAGAAGTTGCGGATAGAAACAAACCACCACGAAATTCATCGGGGTATGTTGGCTGTAGAAGAAAGTGAAAAGGAAGACTGGGAAGATTATTTCAGAGCGGATTTCTGGGAACGATGGATGCTCCTCTCCTACCCCGATGTCAACAAAGCCAAACTTTTCATGACGATGACCAAAGGTGTCCTTTTCATGCCTCAACCAGAAGACCTTTGGTTCTCTAATTGCCGGTAGAACCGAAACCACCCGAACCCCTCTCAGTATCCTCAACGATACTAATCTCCTCGATGAGGGGTGTCTCACACTTCTCGAGAACAAGTTGTGCGATGCGGTCTCCCTTCTTTACCTCAAAGTCCTTTTCTCCATGATTGAAGAGAACGACTTTGACCTCCCCCGTATAATCCGGGTCAATGACCCCAGCCCCGACCTGGATACCGTGCTTGACCGCGAGTCCCGAACGAGGTGCGACCCGCCCATATACACCGTTGGGGAGTACCACGGCGATTCCCGTAGAGACGAGCATCCTCTCCGATGTCGGAATAACACAATCACAATTGCTATACAGGTCGTAACCCACAGCACCAATGGAGCCACGAGTAGGAAGAAGAGCATCAAAGGAAAGTTTCTTAATTCCGAGAGTCATTATAGTTTAGGTTCGTCCATAATCTTTATGTTATATGATGAACCTCGGGGTGAGTCTCCTCTCTTTATCCTCTCTCTATATACAAGCTTTATTATAAATGTTGAAATACAAGTCAACATTTATAATAAGAACACATTAATTTTGCACTCAAAGGGTTTCGAACCCTTGACCTCAAGCTCACTGAGCTATGAGTGCCAGAATCAATTATTCGAGTTAAGAAGACGGTTGTGTATTACTACATTTTTACACATATCGAAAAACCATTCATGTTCGAAATTTGAAAGAGCGTAATTCACTTGTTGAGTTACTAATCTAATATTATCTTCAGTGTATCCTCTGGTACAGTCTATTCTATCCACAGATACCTTATTTTGGCAACGATGTTTCCATTCTAGTTCGACACCTGAAACGGCGCATTTATTATTTTGTTGTTCTTTCAATCTAAGAATAGTCATTCTATCGATAGAACATTCACCGCGTTCAGGGTGTCTTTTACCACGGATCCTGGCTTGAGATTTACATGTACCAACTAACCTTGTTATGAAACGACTTTCCGAATCGGGGCGGTGATATGATTGTGTCTTCTGTTTTTTCATGAAACAATCTTTACACCAGTAATGTTTATTATATCTAGTATTGGGTGCTGTTTTGTCATTATTAAAATTATCGATATGTTTGTATTGTTCACATACTGAACATTTTATACTTTCCATACATTATAATTAATATTAATCTTTAACTTGTGAATGTTACACTTAAAGCCAGCTCCTTAAACCGCTCGGACACTCTGGTCTATATGACAAATTACCAGAGGCGGGATTCGAACCCGCGAAGTCATAGACCACTGGATTGTTTAGCGTTTCATTAACAAAAATAGCGTTCAAATCTTTAAGCATTTCGGTGGTGGTTCGAACGCCGTTTTCTCGGCGAGTTCCTTACGTTGCTTCATCTTCTTGATATCTGCACCTTGACAATCGTGTTTTGGTAGGTGAATACAACTCGGACAAAAGCTGCCTTCACAATAGTTACAATCGATGGGGACACCACACTTCTTCCTACAACGTTGACACGGCATTTCTACTATTAACTCGGATAAAGATTTTAAGTGACTTTCGTACAGAATGTCCCTCACTTACGCGTTCACCAAGCCCGTCGTCCCCACCGAGTACTCCCGCCTCAAGACAACCCTCAAGAGGTCTACAGGTGGATATGGTACGGCTCTGAGTGCTTCGTACTTCATCACACAGGGGGCAGACCAGGGTGTGTCGGCCGTTTTGGGAGCCGCTGCGTCGTACGCGTATGTGACCCTTCTATCGGATAGGGTGGACAAATTTGAAAATTCGACATTTCAAGCGGAGTTTTTGGCGCCTCTCGGTGCCGCTGCGTTTGAAGTGTCGTGGAATAACGCACCATTCGCGTTCGACTTTGATTATGGAGCTACTTTTGTGGGGTTCCTAGCTTATAAGTTTGCACTCTCGACTGTGTTGTACCAAACCGTCAGGGAGATGATGATTGGAGACAGCGAAACCTTTTACGACACCGAGGAGAAGGTCTATAATGATCTTAGCGAAGACGACGAAGTTCCCGAGCAATACGCATCACTGCACGAGGAGACGCTTGGTTGATCATCCTCTGGCCAGCCACATTCATATAAGAAACACGTTTATCTATCATATTTTTAACGTTAGCCCTGGCACGCGCAACAGCGGATGGGTTGGGGCTACGTGGCTTGGGTCTGGGCGCAGGAATCCTGGTGGTCATGTTCCTCATAAAGTTGGCGGCAATCTTCCTGTCGAGAGCCTTCTTTTCCGCACGCTTCTTGGCAGCGGCACGCTTCTTAGCAGCATCAGGGTACAGCTTCGCGAGGGGGATGTTGTTCATAGGAGAACTCTTGGCACGCGACCTGATGGCACCACAGAGCTCACTGACAGTCTTCTTCTCGGTGTTGATGCCATACTTCTTGGCAACCTTCACCACCTCATCCTTCTTGTAGAGACGGCACTTCTTACGTCCGATTTTGAGATCACCCGCCTTGTCTACAGAAACGAGTACTGGAGTCATTCTTTAGTATTAGTCGAGAAAATTATTGGTCTTTATTAAAAGGAAGATGGGTGTCCTACTCTTCTATGTGTATTTACTCTCACGTCTCACGAGGAAACCCAAATGGAAAAAAGTCAAGGCCAAAGCCAATTGGATTTAATTCATCACACCAATCTGAAGGAACTTATCAATCTTAGCAGCGATAGACTTACCAATACCCTTCACCTTCTTGGGACCCTTCGCGAGTTCCTCACCACTCGTCACCTCGTAGTCGAGGTTGCGGATGACTTCAGCAGCCTTCATGTACGCACGAACCTTGAAAGGGTCTTCGAGGTCGTCAGCATAATCTTCGAGAGCCCGCGCAATTTCCTCGTTAGTGGAAGCACCCTTCTCGAACCTCTCGAGCTTCTGCACTTTACCAGTCGAGAGGAACTCATCGATGACATTAGAGATGCTCTTACCAATACCCTTCACCTTCTTGGGACCCTTCGCGAGTTCTTTGCCACTGGTCACCTTGAACGGAAGCTGGTCGATGATATTGGCAGCGTGGTCATACGCCGCACTTTTGTGCTCATCCTTTTCGTAGTAGGCGAGACTGTCAAGCACATCAGCCAATTCACTGTTGTAGGAGATGAAAAAGTCATCATCAGAGTCAGACTCCTCAAGAATCTGACCCTCGTTGGAGGCGACAGATTCAGAATCGTCAAAGTACTCATCGAGGAACTGGTCAACCTTGGAGGCAATACCCTTTCCAATACCCTTAATCTCGAGGAGGCTCTCGCCATTCTGCACCTCAAAGTCGAGGGTGGCGATGATGTCCGCAGCTGTGTTGTACGCCGCAGCCTTGAAAAAGTCGGAGGTCATCTCACCAAGTTCCTTGAGGTGCTTGGCGATGTCCTCATTCAGTTGGAAGGTCTTGGTTCGGGCAGTCGTCTCGTAGAGGGAAGGCTTCTCATACTCAAGAAGCTTCTTTCGGAGTTCCTCGTTCTCCTTCTCGAGGTTCTGGATGTATTCGAAGATGTTAGTGGAGTTCATGTTTGTAAGTGATATACATTTGACGTGGCTCTTCTTTACTTAGGTGTTTAAAGATGAAAATCCTCTTTATATAAATGTTCATCTTAAGACCCAATCTCATACGACCACGTGTCACTGTTCACGCTAAGAAAGACGACTTCGTCGCGCCCACAGAAGCCCCGGGTGAAGGGAAACGACGACCCCCTACTTGGGATGAGGGGGACGAACCTGACAGAAAGGAGGTGAACCCCATCAAGAAGTTCATCATGAAAGTTTTCAAGATCGAGGAAATCGATCATGAAAAGTTCCGAAAGGAAAGTACGTGGGCGATTAAGCCACGGTCTCAACCTCGAGAATAAAGTTTTTATCGAATTTACCTAAACGAATCTTCCCTTCCTCCGCGAGGTGTTTAATTTTCATACCCAGTTCGCGATGGTCATCTGGTTCGGGCATACCTGGAATATCCGGCATAAATGCGGCTAACGTGGCCATCTTCTGGTTCATCGTCAATTCTCTGTTTTGAAACAGTTGCTTGATGTGTGGAGGAAAGTTTTCAGGATTCATTACTGTTTATGATGATAATTTCTTTAAATCAATCCCATACCCCAACTCTTCTAGGACAGGGTCGTTTCGGTAGTCCTCTTTGTAATAGACCCTTTTGATTCCACTACTGGCTAGAGCCTTGTAACAGTTTAGGCATGGGTAATGGGTCACGTACGCCACACAATCATCGATGGAGGCACCCCTCTTCGCCGCATCCGTGATTGCGTTAATCTCTGCATGAATCGTAGCCTGTTCGTGTCCATCCCTCACGATGGACTTGTGTTCGCACCCACCTAGAAATCCGTTGTAGCCCATACTGATGAGGCGGTTGTTCTTCACGAGGACACATCCCACCTTCAACCTCTCACACGGAGACCGCACAGATGCGAGTTGAGCAGTCTGTATGAAGTAGTCGTCCCAAGAGATTCGGTTAGTCATGCAAATTAATACTTTTTATTCTCTAGATGACTTAAAAAATAAGTTACATATACAAATATGATCAATATCAAATACGTAGATTTCTGTTCAGGTATTGGTGGTTTTCGTTATGCTATAGACGCATATCAAAAGACAAAAGATAACATTGAATTCACGTGTGTATTATCCGCTGATATAAAAAAGGATGCGATTCAAACATACAATCTAAATTTCAACGAAAACAATCCTTCTAGAGATATTTACCAAATTAAACCGAAAGAAATGGAATCGTTTGATCTTATATGCGCGGGATTTCCGTGTCAACCATTTAGTTCCGCGGGACAGAAGAAGGGATTTGAAGACCCACGTGGTGGTATGATATTCAAGATTGTTGATATTTGTGAGTATCATAAACCTCGGTATGTTTTACTGGAAAATGTACACAATTTGATTTCACTTAATAACGGCGAATACATCAATTCCATTTGTAAACTCTTTGGTGATCTAGGTTACAAAGTAAAATATACCAAATTGAACTCGAAGAATTTTGGAATTCCACAGTCTAGAGAAAGAGTCTATATCATTTGTACACTCGACAAAGATGTAAATATCTCGGGAGTAGAAAACATGTCGAATACAGTCACATTGAAACATTTTTTAGACTACACATATACAAAGTCCGATCTTAACGATGAATTCGTAGAAAAACTCCTAAAGTTGCACAAAAAAACATCCATATATGGATGCAAGATAGGTGATAAACGGGGTGGTAAGGATAATATTCACTCGTGGGATCTTGCAATTAATGGTACTGTTTCAGAAGATGAGCGAAATTTGATGACTTCTATCATGTTAAATAGAAGGAAGAAACATTGGGCGGCTAAAAAGCAAATAACATGGATGGATGGCATGCCCTTGACATTTTCAGAAATCCAGACATTTTTCAAGCATGATGACTTGCAATCTTTACTGGATAGTTTAACAGAAAAGAATTATTTGCGACTAGAACAATGTAAAGAACTCATTGATGGGAGACGTGTATATATTGACGACCTTGTGCCAGAATGTGAACAAATTGTTTCCAATATAAAAAAACAGCTAGATGAATCGAGTACAGACGCCTTAAAACAAAAACTTATCGAAGCGGAAGGGAATTTGGCGCGGGTACGTCTACTTTGTAAGAGTGATACTGCTACTCGTGGATACAATATCTGTAAAGGGAAACTCAGTTTCCCTGTATCTAGAATTTTAAACCCTGACGAAATATGTCCAACATTAACAGCCACGGATTCTAATCGTTTAGCTGTTGTCATTGGGAACACTGTGAGAAAATTGAATCACCTAGAACTAAAGAGGGTGTGTGGATTTCCGGAAACGTTGCAGATTCCCGAACATGTTAATGTATACGATCTATTTGGAAACATGGCAACTCCTCCAGTTTTGTATAAATTGATTGAATTAATGTTTGACTAATGCGGCCATATTTTCTTACACTTATTTAAACGATCGATAAACATATCAGGTGTTTTATTCTCATCATTCCAACCTTTTTTCGATCCTGGGCGAATGTTATAAGGTCTATTCTGTTTAACCTGTAAACTGAGTGGGTATTTACCATCATAATTTGGCAATTCCCATACATTTTTTACCCAAACATCTTTAATACGAAATGAACACGTATTAACACTTTCATACTCAATAATTAAGTACATAGTTTTAAAAATCTTTTTATGTAGACCGGATTCTGTGGAAATTATCCTTCTATATGCATCAAAATTCCCTATATCGAAATTAGGATTATTTTCAAAAACTTTCACCTCCACTTCGTTCACTGTCTGATTCTCTATAAATGCCAGTGGATTTTTACAGTAAAAATCGGGACTTTGATTTGATGGGCCTTTTGTAAGCATATCACCACAGAGATCACCAACGACTTGTTCTATGACATCACCGACAGAGTTTGAATTATCTATCCGATTAGATACAATTTCAGAACCATCTTTGCTAAGAGAATATGAAACCGCGAGTTCACATTCAATCAATGTATTTCGAATCTTATTAAACAAGAACATTTACACCTAATTTTTTAGGTTTACATGTGCTAACTTAGGTTCTTATCGGCAGTATAATTTTACCTTAAATCCTTATCAGCCGTATAGTACGTCTTCCCCTTCGTGACGAAGCTGTGCACCCTAGCATACCCCCACGCCTGTGGAGAGGCTCCCGGACGATGCCCGGTTCTCCACGCGGCGAGACCCCTATTGTACACCGTCTTGAGGGTCTTCAAAGGCACGCCAGTAGCCTTAGCAATTTCAGGGAGAGATTTGACTCCTGGGTACATCTTTCTAAACTTTTGCGTGTAGGAAGAAGTCTTTGTTTTCTGTCCCTTGTCCGTCTTGAAATCTTTGTAGTCTCTCCGGAGCATCTTCTTATAGCGGGTCTCGACCTCCTTGAGGGTGGTGAGCCCCCTGAAATATTTGAGGGGTGCATAGATCTTGCCCTCAGATTTACGCAGCTCCCCAACCTTCTTGGTAATCTGAGCATTGCTCAATGGCATCTTACCTTTTGCCGAGATATTTTACTGCCACTTTTATATCGGGAAATAGGCGGTTGCCCAACTTCACGCGACCCGAGTTAGGATTGTAGTACCCTGTGTAACCCTCGAAAGTTGCCCGAATGAAATCACCCATATAAAAAATACAACATTATTTTAATAAGTCAGGATGGGTCTCTCGATTATCATGGGGAACATGTTTTCAGGTAAGACATCCGAACTTATTCGGAGGTTGAAACGACTCAAGGTTCTCGGTAAACAAATCATGGTCATCAACTCCGCCAAGGATACACGATCTCCAGATGAAGTTCTGAAGACCCACGATAATGTTAAATTTGACTGTCACAAGGTGTTCAACCTCATGGAACTCATCGATACACGGGTGTTTGGGGATTCCGAGATTATCGCAGTCGATGAAGCACAGTTTTTCCCCGACCTGCTACACTTTGTTCGTTTCTGCCTAGATGCGGATAAGGAAGTCATCATCGCAGGTCTAGATGCCGACGCGTTCCAGAGGAAGTGGGGTCAGATTCTCGATTGTATTCCCTTGGCGAGTGAAGTCACCAAGCTGTCAGCCCTGTGTATGCGATGTGGCAACGGTAAGCCTGGTCCATTCACAAAGAGAATCGTTGAGGATACCAAACTCGAGCTCATCGGTGGGAGTGATATGTACGTCGCGGTCTGTCAGAAACACCTGTAGACATCCAAAATGAGGACAACCCTTCTCCCTTTACCCCTCTTGACAACTTCGTGATATTTGGCATGGTCAAAGAGGAAATCTTCACCATCACGATGTTCGTGCGCCCCCTTCGTAGTATAGAGTGTGCAATCACCACCACTCTCTATAGTAAGATGATAGCGCAGATACCAATTTGATTCAGCGCGATGTGGCGGAATGACCATGGGTCCCTCCGCTACAACAAAGCGAGCGGTGTCCTTGTGAATGCTGGGAATCTGGTCAACGAGACTTTTTAGCGCTGGAAAATCTTCAACCTTATAAAAATAGTACCCATCATTCTTCTCAAACCAGGGATCAAGATCGTGGAACATGTGACGTTCTAGATTGGGTGAAAGTTCCATGAATTCTCGTCGTATCTTCTCATAATGTGCTTTGATAAGCCAGAGACCGGGGATTTCTCGTGTGGAGGCTACACTGAGAATATCAACTACGGTATTTTGCATTCCTTGTAGTACTCGCGTTGGATTCTGGAAATATAGGCGGTCTATGGGAACCTTTAGATAATCGTGGAGCACCATGACTATTGGAATCAAGATAAGTGACCACATTATTTTCTTGGTAGATATTAAAATGCCAGGATACCCCCGTATGTCCAAATACACGACCCCTCAGCCTAATGATCTCATCAAAACTGTCGAGAAGCGTTTTGTGATGCCCAAGATTACACTCGTTCAAGTGATTTTGGTTGCTGTGATTATCGCCTATACATGGTCTGCTCGTAAGATGAACGGTGTGGTTGTGGGTACTCTCGCCCTCACTGTGGCGCTTCTTCATATGTACGATCACCTGTATCTTGTCAGGCGTGGTTCTGAAAAGTCCATTTTCGCACCATCCAAGGAGACATATGCGTTGGCCAAAACCATGCTTCGCCAGAGTCTCGAACGTCGTGTCGAGAAGTATTCGTGCCAGTCGTGCAAGTAAATTTTATCCGTAAAAGATAAGTATGCGCGTCAAGATTATAAAAAGTCCCGATCGTAAGAAAAAGTTCAGGGCTGTCTTAGAAGACGGCAGGACTGTTGACTTTGGTGCCAGTGGGTATTCCGACTACACCAAACACAAGAATCCTTCACGTATGCGTTCCTATGTACTCAGACATGGCGGTCAAGTACCCAAGAGGACAATAGCAGAGAGAGATCCCAAAAAGATCCATAAAATGATGCTCGATGTCACATCGAGCGACAAAGAGGATTGGAAGAGGAGTGGTATCGACGGGGCTGGTTTCTGGTCCCGTTGGTACCTCTGGGGTCATCCATCGTTTGAGGGTGCTAAAAAGATCATCTCCAAAAAGTTTGGAGTGATATTTACTAACTAAGCATAGACTGAAATTCTTCATCAGAAGCTGTACATATTCTCGAATATTCATCTATTTCACCTTTACTGAGTTGATCATCAACTCCGACATATTCATTAAACACATCGTCCTTTGATTTAGTGCCATTGAGTGTATAAACAGTATCTGCGTACTCTTTTAACACCTTTTTACCTATGAAATTACCATCTTCGTCAGTGGCATCTTTCACCATTTTACATAAATCTCCATCACGCAAGTCATCCGCGAATTGTCTAACAATATCGATATATTCAACTCTTTGTTCATCACTGAGAAGAGTTGATAAGTCGGGCCCTGGATCAGGGAAACTACTGAGTAGTTCTTTTTTCTTCTCGTTTTGTTCTACAAATTCTTCAACAATCTTTTTCAATTTATCCGCTTCCGTAACCCTCAATAGATGTGGTTCGGTCCTCGGTATAAACCCCCCGAAAAAACCCCCGATTCCACTGATAGAAGACGAGCAACATGACATGGCGCATACGATGAGGATAATCTCTGCCATCTTATATATATATCACTTATTTAATTTTGCGAGTTCCAAAGCACGTTTCACAAACGCCTTATCCCGTTTAATCTTAGGATCCGCGGCGATAAGACGCAACAACGTAGCGGTAGGAATCTTGGGGCTGTTTCCCGTTGGTTTGGGCATCTTCCTCAACTTTTTCTTCGCTTCCTGAATCTGTTTCACACCTGGCATTTATTATGGGTGGAGACCTTTTTTCGCGAGGGTCGCCTTGAGCTCAGCCATGAGTTTAGCGCGTTTGTTGTTTAGTACGGGCTTCTTGGGGGGAGGGGGAGGTGGTGGAGGAGGAGCGCGAACACCTTGAGGCCTGGGTACCACAGTCTGACAAATGCGAATCACCTTCTGAGCATTCTTGACACTATTCTCAAAGTTCATGGTAATCTTAGAACGAAGTTCCCTCGCAGTAAGTTTCACGCGCTTACCATCTACTGTCTTGGTGACACGGAGACCTAACTTCTTCGCCTTGTTCTTCAGATCCCTGTACTGCATATATTAATAGATGAGAAAATGATAAAAGGTTTTGATGTCTCCATCGTTAATCAATTTGACGAATTTTCGATCACTTTTCGAGAAAAGGAGTGGATTCGGAGATGCCATCGTGAATGCGCGGTCGATTGTTACTCCAATTTGATCCAGATAGATGAGTAATTCCGAAATTTGTTCTGAAGGTAACATATCCAATCCAATTCTAAATTTACCCACCGAGAACTCATAACTCTCTTTCGTTTTTATGAGCATTTGTCTTTTTATAAACTTTTCCAAGTCCGTTTGTGAATTGAAACCTATCTGCTTGTCACGCTTCAAATACTCCATCAAGTCTCGAACACCATGGGCAATCTTTTTTACAAACTCACGCTTCTCCGGTGTCATACTTACTAACATGTGAGAAATATACTTAGGGTTTTGAGTCAATCCACATTTATGACGGACACGGATACGCTCGTTCGCGAAGTTCTTTTACCACGACTCATACAACTCGAAATTGAATTAGACACACTGAGAAAACATACATGGCCGTATGTTCAGGCACAGCGAGAGCATAATCAGTTAGACGACATTGAGACTAAGAGGGATTTTGTCAAAAATCTCGATGACGACACAATAAAAGAGTTACTCAACCTAAAGGCTCGATTTTCAAAATCATCCAGTCTTCAGAAGAGTGAGTACGACGCACTAAAAAATCACTTCTGTTAAAAAAAATCATCCGTCCGGTACATCTTTACATTGAACGAACCAGTTTTCCCAGTAACCGAAACTGGTTCGTTTCCATACAGTTCCTGACAACCGATATCATCGATACAATCACGACCATCATGGCTCACTGGAATGGGGTACAAATTCTCACCACCGGTCGTCGTATAATAGTGATACCTATCACGACGACCACGAACTTCTTTCCCATAAAGAGGCAGTGTTTCACCCTCCTCATTCGTCAATATACCCATCTGCTGCATGTGCCCGGGCTTGTACTGTTTGATAGGAGGGCCTCTGAATTCGGGTTCCTGAGTTCGCACAGGCCTGGGTGGGGGTACCATCACGGGAACCTCAACCGGAACCGGAACTTCGACTATCTGTGGGTTATACCAGAGGTACACGGAAATGACGATAAACACCACGAGCGTGACCCATAACACTTTAGTTTTAGTCTTGTTCTTCATTTATATAAGTCAAGAAAAATCTGCCGTCTGTTCACGTTTTAAAATGACAAGTGCGTGTGTCATGTTTTCTAGGATATTGAACACTTCACCAACATTTCGTCGTTCGAGAGCTTCGCGAATCTTTTCGATATTAAAATCAAACGATTCGATCTTCTTTTTTTCCTGAACTTCGAGCTCCTTTTGCTTCTTTTCAAGGTGTTGAATCTTGGTGTTCAACGTGTCGATCGATTTCTCCATATCTTTGTCGAGATTTTCCATCTCGGTTTGGTAATGATCACGCTGTTTACTAAGAATCTCTCGTTTGAGACCGGATGATGTATTGTCAATCTGTACGTTGATTCGGGATAGTTTATCTTCGAGGAATTCAAAATTAGATATATACGACTGCTTATACGCCTCCCTGATAGCCTCAAGCCTGGAAATCTCGTTGAGTAGTTTCATGACACTTGTACTCTAGTTTATCTTTTTACCTTTAAACACTTTGTTGAGATCTTTAACGAAAGAATCAAAATGTCCAAGTCTGTACTGTACGAATGCCCATAACGCAAAAAATATAGTTTTCGTCAAACGATTGACATCATTTTCTTCCATCTTATAAATAGGACCCACGACCCGACCCATGAACGTTTCTTCCTTTTCACGACCCGTCACGTACATTTCGGCTTGTGTGAGAGCACACGTATCGTCATTCACCGACCAATGGTAAAAGATGAACGGGATCACCATTGAATAGAATTCAAGTTGTCTACGGTCGTTCATGAACGGAGTGACCAGAATCCACAAAAGAAATGTGAGGTGAATGATGAATATTATGTTCATCTATTATAAGATGTCAGAAGAAATTAATATGGATGAAATGTGGAATGAATATCACGAGAATGTTTTACGTCAATGGGGTGAAGCAGCCGCGTGTTATCGATACATGCATCATCGTTCATTTTTGATGTATAAAAAATTGAGTCTGCGGTTTAATTTACCCGTGATTGTCTTATCAACAATCACAGGTACTGCGAACTTTGCTCAGACAACCTTACCTGCGAGTATACAACCAGCGGCACCATCCATCATCGGTGGCCTCAATCTCGTAGCGGGTCTCATCGCGACGATCATGCAATTCCTAAAGGTGAATGAATTGATGGAGAATCACAGAACATCCGCACTGGGTCACGGAAGTCTTTCGAGAAACATCCGTTTACAATTGGCCCTCCCCCGAGAAGAACGTAAAAAAGAGGGTTTGAAGTTTGTCGAAGAGTGTAAAGCTACGTATGATAGTCTTCTGGAGCAGTGCCCCGCTATCCCAAAAAAGATTTTGATGGATTTCGAAAAGGAGTATCCAATTGATGGTGTCTTCACGAAACCTGAAATCCTGAATGTACGTCCTATACCACCCCTCAAACTACCTAAAACTGTGGAACCTATCCGAGCCATCACAAAAGATACAGTATTTGAAAAGGTTGGTGCGTTCCTGGCGCCTAAAGACCCGGAGGAGTCCGAGGAAGAGGAAGATGAAGAGGAAGATGAAGAAGAGATAGACGTCGAGCAAGGTACACCAAAAGAATGAACATGACCAAATTGGTCATGATACTACACGCAACGTATGGTACAATTTTCCTTTTTAAAGGTTCTACGATACGTTTATGAAGTGCGTCATTCTCGAGCACCAAATCTATGGCCTGATTAGTAAGGTCATCGATGGATTCCTTCATTAAAGTTATCGAGCAAAAAAAAGATCCCATTGTTACCACAATACACACAAAACAGATTGATCTCATTCGTCGGTACATTCGTGAAGGTAAAAATGTATTCATCTGTGGTGGATTGGGTGTAGGAAAAACATATATCCTCGATGCGGTGCTTCGGAATTTGAACCACGTGGAGTTACTACCCGAACATATGAAAAGTAAATCACTCTTCTTACCATTCATAAAACCATCGACCAAGCACGTGTTCATCGAAAACTATGATCCCGTGTTCAAACCCATCATTGAAAAAGTTGCTGATGGTGATCGAATTTCTCGTGGATCTCTTCTGGTGACCACGACAAGTATGTGTATGTATCCAAATTTTGAAACTATTTTCATCCCGAAACACAAACCAGAAGTTTTGAAAACTTTGACGGATAAAGTTGGACCCGAAGTCGACAACGCCGCTATACGATCACATGGGAATATACGTACATTTTTCACGTACTTGGAAGGTTATGATGAGATGGATGACTTTAAAACACCAAAGGAATTCATATCGGAAATTCTGACCGAACCCGGACCGATTCAAATTTACGATAACATTTCAGAACACGGTCATTTATGGGACGTTTTTCAGGAAAATTATCTAGATTCAAAAGGTGTCGATGTACAGACGGCAATAACTGCGTTTTCTCATGCTGACGTGTACGACGCGAAAATGTATTCATCTGGTGACTGGCACCTCATGCCATACTTCGTACTGAACGCGCTCACTATTCCAAAAACCGCACTCGGTGAGCCACTCGTGAAAGATAAAATCAGGCCGGGAAGTTGTTGGACCAAGTTTGGAAATTACAAAATGCGAAAATACAAGTACGACGATATTCGTAGAAAATCCAGGATGGGACTTGGTATAGAGGAAATGGGGTTATTAAAGAAGTATGCAGAAAAGGGAGACTTTATCCCACTAATCGAATATGGAATCACTCCACAAGATTTTGATGTTATCAATCACCTCACCGTCGGAAATAGCTTAAAATCAGGAGACGTGACAAGAGTAAAGAAAGCACTCAAGAATGCCTACGACAGAAGAAGAGACGGAGAATGAAGAGTGCGTCAAGGTTATCGGTAACGAAATCCTATTTTATGGAAGTGTCGACCGGGAAAATGCCCTTGAGTTTGTCGAGAAGTTCAAGAAGCTTGAGATTGAACTCCTCAAGAAGAAGGCGGAACTCGTGGGGTATGAACCACAAATCCGTGTACACGTCATGAGTGAAGGTGGTGACATCTTCTCCGGTCTCAATATCATGAATGTTCTCGAGCGTTCAAGGGTTCGCGTCATCACCATCGCGCAGGGGTCGTGTTGTAGTGCCGCAACATTCATCCTATTGGGTGGCTCAGAGCGTCGCATGGGGAGGAATGCTTACGTTCTGATTCACCAGATTTCTACCGAGTTTTGGGGCAACTTCCAAGATTTGAAGACGGAGATGAAGTCCACCGAAAAGTTTATGAAGATGCTCAAGAAGATGTATCTCACGAAAACGAGAATCCCCGAAAAAAGATTTAAGAAACTCATGAAGAAGGACTTGTACCTTTCTCCGGATAAGTGCCTCAAGTATAAAATCGTTGACGCCGTTGACTAATTGTCACTGACCGTTTGTACAGAGCCAATAGGCACACGACTAGAAAAGCAATACAAAATGTATTCAAGTTTAGAGGCACGGGTGTGCTTTCAGGTGGCCTAAGTCGTTCCATTCTGCCGTAATTCACAACTGGAATTCCAGACATCTAATTAAAGTTAAGAAATTAATTATTCGCACAATGGAACGTCTTATTAAGAAAGATAAAAACGGGCGTGAGAGATTTACTGATATTCGTGTCGAGGACTTGGGTAACGGCACCGCCGATATCGTGAAAGTGTGTGGTGTCGTGGGGAGCGATAAAATGACCGAGTCTCGAACGAATGTCAAAACGGGGTACGAAAAGGCTGTCAATCGAGCCATAACCATGTGGTCCAATGAAAGAACCAAGTGTACCGAGATTCTCCCTATGTTGGCCAACAAGTGGGAAGACCGCCAGAGGTACATTTCTGAACCCTTCTATGTTCAACCCAAGATTGACGGTGTCCGCCTCCTCGTCTCCAACAAAGGATGTTTTTCTCGAACCGGTAAACCCGTCGAGGGTGTAGAACATCTCGCCAGAGGTCTTAAAGACGGTGAGTACCTTGACGGAGAGTGTTATGTTCCCAACAAAACATTCGAAGAAATTACGAGCATGTTCAAGATGAACCCTAAAGATCTCGAGTTTCACGTATTTGATTACTTTGATCTGAACCGACCTAACCTGACTTTTGAAGAACGGAAGGCGCGAATCTCGATCGATACGTTTCTCGTGAATTCGAAAGATGGTGTTCAGAAGTATCATGATATGTTTGTGCAACAGGGTCATGAGGGTGTCATGATTCGAGATGCTTCGAGCATCTATGAAATTGGGAAGCGAAGCAACTACCTTCTCAAATATAAGGAGTTTCACACCGAAGAGTATGAGATTGTCGATGTCAAAGAGGGTACGGGGCGTGAAAAGGGTGCCGCTATCTGGGTGTGTAAGGTGGGAGAACAACACTTTTCTGCGAAACCCGAAGGCACTCTTGAAGTACGCAGGAAATATCTAGAAGAGAAGGACAAGTACATCGGGAAGCAGTTGACAGTTCGTTACCAAAACCTAACGGCTCTCGGTGTACCCCGTTTTCCTGTTGGTGTAGCAATTAGAGATTATGAATAATATTGAGGTATATAAATGAACCGGATCGCGATCGACATCGATGAAGTTCTTGTTCCATTTCTCAAACCCATGTCTAAGTATCACAATAAAGCGATCACCAAAACCAGATATAGCTACGTCTATCGGGATATTTTTGATATCACAGAAGAAGAATCTCAAAAGATGGTTCAAGAATTTTATAGGTCCAAAGATTTCACTCAACTCACACCAATAAAAGGGGCACAGAAAGCCATGTATAAACTCCGCCGATGTGCCAATAAAATGTACATCGTCACGGGGCGTCAAGATGTAGTGAGGGAAGAAACTGAAGACTGGGTTAGAACATTCTTCCCGAACATATTTAACGATGTGATTCTCACGAATAGCTACACACCGAACGAAATACACAAGGCGGACATATGCCGTGCCCTCAATATCGGTCTCATCATTGATGACAATAAAGGAATTTGCGACACATGCATCGAAAATGGTGTAAATGCCCTTAACTTTGTAGGTGAGGATGTGTACCCGTGGTGTGAAGAGAGTGAAATCAGTATAAAAGGGTGGG